ATGCACTTAGCTATTTTGCAAAATTAGCTGAAAATTAGAAAATACCCCGAAAAAAATTTCGGGCCATTTTTTACGCCAGAGGTCGCTCAAAGTGACCTCTTTTTTTATGGTGAAATTATTCTTGGATTCTCTGTTTTTTTAAGTGTATCACTCATACGTTGTCTTGATGGTTTATATTCCATAATCTCTGCAAAATTCTCTAAGAATATCGTCAAATACTCAGGTTTTAAAATATTGATATTTCTTTTATCATCGTTTAAGTTGGTTTCATGCTCTAAGAAAGTAAATGATGTAATTTTTGATTCTGTTCTTAAAACACCGTTGTCTAAAAAACTGATAGAGTAATCGCCTGGTACATTTAATCCTTTTGGTTGAATTAGTTTACCTTGAGAATCTCTTAGAAGATCAGTTTCATAATGATGAATATTTGATAACTCTTGATCTGTGTATTTACCGTTTAAATAGGTCAAAAAGTCTTGATTTCCCATAGGCCATTCGTCTCTGACATGAATGATATTATTTGTGGTTAATATCACCCAATCAAGACCAGAATCTCCATAAAAATCGAAAGCTACCTGATCTGGTCTTTCATCACCAACCACAGAGTATTTTGTAAACGCAACTACCTCATCAAAAATATCATCACGCAAAACTGCTCGTTTAAATATATTTTTAACAACTTGATAATCATACGCAGACTTTCGATCATTTTTCAATGAGGGATAATCAAGGTCTGGAAGTTGTCTAAAATAACTATTTGGTGATCCTGAGTATGTCATATTAGTAACCTACACTGTCTGTTGGGGTGGCTTCCTGATCTCCCTCATATATTGGTCGAAGTTCAGTAAATGCAAGACTTAATTTTAATGCGACAGGTTGTGAGTCGGTATATGCAGCCCAATAACCGTTTGGAGCGTAATCAGTTTTTAAAGTTGTCAATGCAAGACCGCCTGGATTAAATCTATTCACAGTTTTTAAAATACCTCTATTATTTCTATATTCAAGTTTAAATATGTCAGGATTTGCTAAAAATCCTATATTTTGAAATTTTGGAGCCATACCTAATTTAAAAAAACGAATGATTTTTCTTATTTCGTCACCCTCTCTCTTACTTCTTGCAATCATCTGAAATTCAAATGAAAAGTCTCTAATCACAGGCCCTTGAAATAACATTTCTGCGTTTGGATTTAAGACTCGACCACCAGTTCTCGCAAGAAATGTATCCACGTCTATATTTGCTCCTAATATACCAGTTAATTTTGCTAGTGATGAAGCGTTAAGTGCTTGAGTACCAGCCGCTATGCTGCCAAGTGGATCTAATTCACCAGCTTTTGCCTTGTCTAGTTTTGCTCGAAATTGTTCTTTTATCTGATCATTACTAACACCAGATAATGAAGGCAAACCTAACAACCTTGCAAGTCCAGTTGGATCCTGATCAAATTGTTGAGCAAGACCTAATGTTCCAAGTTCTGTGGCGGTTAAATCACTTCCTCCCCAACCAGCAGCGTTTGCATCAGTCGCCTTTGGCATCGGTAATATAACACTTCCGTCAAGTTTGCTACCAATAACACTGTCACCAGCGACATTCACAGTTTGACCATCTTTATTTGTCCTTGTTCTAAATGATTTACTTAGATTTATATCTGCTCTCTGATATTTGTATTTTGTAATTTTGAAATGATCTTGTGCCAAATCAATATCAAGGGGATACGCCATGACACCGCTCGAAAGACTCTTATTTTTACTAACATTTCTAGCATCATATTGAGAGCCAGTATTACGAGGAGATGTAAAAGCTATAGGTTGTTCTGAAACGTTATCAACAAATTGTTCATTATCTAATTTCTTTTTTTCTTCATTATAATAATTTTGTAATTCTTCTTCTGATAGTTTTTCAATTGCATCGACATATCCAGCTTTATTAGGCCCGTACTTGGCGACATTAAACGCATTTAAAGACTCATCTGAACTTGAAATAGTGTCAAATTCAGTCGTGGTCGAATCAACAGGCGTTAAGACATCATTCACAACTTTTTTTATGCCTGCTAATTTATCGCTGACAAAATCGAAAGCGTAACTAGCTCCGTCTACTTCATATTTTCTACTTTTTTTGACTGCCATTAACTTTTGTTGTAAACTCTGTCTCTAGGAACTGGAATTCCTCTCATATCAATGAATTTTTCAGTGGGTAATTGTGCTACGTCTGACCACTCTGCGTTTGGAATGCGATATGGTTGACCTCTGACACCAGTATATAGGTATTTATGTAGAGTTCTTTGAGGAACTGCAACCGCACCCTGAGCAGAGTTATTTAGTAAGCTTGTTGCAAGTTCATCTCTTTGAGTCAAAGGTACATAGTGAACATTGCAACCTAAAAATCCACCTTTTTGATATTCAATTATATAAGCGAGTGGATACATGTCATAATATGGTTGTTTTGTTTGTGCTGAGTATGTGAAAAAATATAATTGGCCAGGATAAAAACCATTAGTATCTGCCGCATCATCATTAAAGTTAGTTGAACCAAGTTCTTGAATTAATTGATTGCGAAACCAATCTTCACTTACTTGATTTTCAACTCTATCTAAAATAGTTCGTAAAATACTCATCGGATTCCTAATTCTTTTTCAGTCATAATTTTAAATTCTAATTTACGATCTTCACAAAATTCTCTCGCTGCTTTCCACTTCGCTTGATTCTTAACGTATGTCATAGATTCATTTATCATTGTCTTTCTTGATTTGCCTTTTGTCGCCTTTGGTTGTAATGTTTCTCTCATTGGTTTGACTTCAATCACTGATCTACGAATATTATTGTCTTTATCTTTATACTTAATGAAGAAATCAGGAAAATATCTACGAACACGATTTGTTGTTGGATCTAGATAGGGAATCCAAAATTCTTCAGACGCCCATTCAATGATATTTTCATTCAAATCGCAATAATTCATAAATTTTCTTTCCCATAAAGACCTATAAATAATATTTTGAGGATCACCTTTGTATTTTTTAGGATTAGAAGGTCTATATATCCCTTTATAGCTCATATATAGTAATAACAACTTAAATTTATTTATTGTGGCAGATAATAGTTTATTTCCAAGAAAATCAGAAATATTTAAAGGTTCAACTTTAGATATCAGAGATACTGTTGCAAGAACTTCTCTTGATACTCTATATCAGGTAACTTTCTCATTTGGAAAATCTAGAGAATGGTTAGAGAATAGAGAGCCTGGCAAAAACAGAACTCAAGGAACTGATTTTAAAAGAAAAATGTCTTTATTATGCACACAAGCAGAAATTCCAGGCACAAGTTTTACAACTGATCTCGCAGTTGGTCATCATCAGGGTATTCAAGAATCATTTCCAAATCTTAGAAATTTTCCTCCTTTAAATCTTACCTTTTATTGTGATGCGGATATGGTTATTTTAGAGGTTTTAGAACGATGGATGTCGTTTATCAATCCGATTAAAGGCAATAAACGAGATTTTGCTGCATTTTCAAGATTTAGTTATCCAGAGGAATATAAAGAAATACTTCATGTCACAAAATTTGAGAGAGATAGTTTCACTGAGAAAAAAGGATCATATCAATCAGGAATGGCACATTATGAATTTGTCAATGTTTGGCCTACTGATCTAACATCAATGAGAGTTGCCTATGGAGAACCAAATGTGTTACAATGTAGTGTGCAGTTTGCTTATGATAGATTCTTTACAAGTTTTGATGAGAGTGAAAAGGCAGCTCCTGTTCAAACACCAAATGGTATTTTAAATTCAAATGATATTCAAAACTTTATTGACTTTAATGAGGCTGTTCCAGAAAAAGTCTTACCTCAATATCAAATTAATCGAAATAACTTGAATGCTAGTAGAAATCAACCTAATAGCACTCCTTATGTGAATCCAGCTACAAACTATAGAAATCGTAGAAGGGGTAGCGGAGCTCGCTAAATAAAACGTTAAATTAATTATTATGCCCTTACCAACCATTGAAACTCCAACCTATGAGTTGAAGTTACACTCATCAAACAAAAAAATTAAATACAGACCTTTTCTTGTAAAGGAAGAGAAAATTTTGATTCTTGCTTTAGAATCAAAAAATGAAGGCGAGATTACAAATGCTGTAACAGATGTATTAAAAAAATGTATTTTGACAAAAGGAGTTGATGTTGATAAACTTCCAACTTTTGATATTGAATACATTTTTTTAAATATTCGTGCGAAGTCAATTGGTGAAGATATTAAAATGACAGTGACTTGTCCCGATGATAGAAAAACTCAAGTTCCAGTCACACTTTATGTTGATGAGATTAAAGTAATTAAACCAAAAGATCATAAAACAGATGTTGTTCTGGATGATAAAATGACTCTTCGTATGAAGTATCCATCATTAAATCAGTTTATTGAAAATAATTTTGCTACCGCTGATGATTCTGAGGAGGTTGTGAATAAAACTTTTAAAGTCATTGCTGACTGTATGGATACAATTTATACAGAAGAGGACGCTTGGGATGTTAATGATTACACACCCTCTGAGAGACTTGATTTTGTTGAAAAATTAAGTTCAAAACAATATAAGGAGGTTGAGAAATTTTTTGCAACAATGCCTAAATTATCTCATACGATTGAAGTTGTAAATCCAAATACAAAGAAAAAAAGTAGTGTCGTTCTGGAGGGCCTAGCCGATTTTTTCGGGTAAGTATTGCAAGAGAGGATCTTGAGTCGTATTATCGAACAAATTTCGCTCTCATGCAATACCATAAATATAGCTTGACAGAACTTGAAAATATGATGCCTTGGGAAAGAGACATTTACACTTCTCTCCTAGAGCAATATATTGAAGAGGAAAATCTAAAACGTCAACAAGAAGAGGGAGTCAGAAAGTACGGAAATGGATGAAGAATTAGAACAACGTGGATTAACTCCAAAAAGTTTTTTTGATCAAACGACTGAAACTCGTGAGATGGCTCAGACTGCTCAAAAAACATCTAATTCTAATTTAACTCTTTTGAATGAATTAAGAGAGAAAGTTGAAATAATATCTAATGATTTAAAATTCTTAAAGGATGAAGCGAAGGATAGAGCCTTTGAGGAGGAGGATAGAAAACAGAAAGAAGAGATGGAGGCAAAAGTCAAGAAGCAGAATGAAAAAGCACAGGGAGGAGTTGTAGGAGATAAAGGAGGAACAAAAGATCCAGAGAAAAAAGGTCTTCTTGGTCAGGTAGGAAGTTTTTTATCCAATTTTATAGGAGGCATAGTTGGAGGAGCTGTTGGTTTTACTCTCTCAGGCATAGGAGGAATGATTGGTGGTACAATAAATCTTGGAAAAAAAGCTTTAGACTTAGGAAAAAGTCTTAAAGAAAGATTATTTGGGAAAAAGGGGGATAAAAAGAAAAAGGGTGGAAAGGTTAAGATTGATAAATTACTGGGTGTTGTTAGTGATGATGATGAAAATAAAAGAGGCACTGGAGCAAAAGATAGAGGAAGAGAAGGTGGTAATTTTAGTGGCGACCAACAGATGAATGAGAGGGGTCAATATGCACTTGAAAATAGAGATGCTGAAGAGATTGAAGAGAAACAAGTTGAAGAGAAAAAACCTAAATTTTATGCTGATTATATTAAAGAGGGTGCTAAAATTGAAGATATGGGGCCAGGTAATTTTCTAATTACTTATCCCGATGGTCGGGAAAATTTCATTAGCACAGTTGGTAAGGGTGGTAGAGGTAACACTGTTGAAGAAAAATTCAATGATTATGTTACGGTTGATGCAGCACAGAAAGTGGAACAAAAGAAAAGAGAAGAAGAGAGTAGGAAGAAAGACTTAGAATTTGGTAAGGAAATGTATAAGAGTTTTCCTGATAGTTATAATGAAGATGGAACAAGAAAGAAAAAGAAAAGTAAAAAAAACAAGAAGAAAAAGAATATCTTTGGTTTCAACTTTGGTGGTATAGTTCAGAAGTTTAATCAAGGTGGTGAGGTTGATAGCGTGCCTGCCATGTTAACGCCTGGTGAGTTTGTTGTGACAAAAGACGCTGTAGAAAAAGTGGGTGTTGATACTTTAAAAGGACTTAATGCTTCAGTTGGTGCAACAAATAAAGCGAGTAATTTAGGATCATTTTCAATAGGAAGAATAGATCCAAATGATCTTAGTAAAGATGCCCTTGTTAAAAAATCTTCCTTTGCCGATGGTATATCAGACGTTGAAATATCAAATGAAAGTGGTAGTGACTACTTTAGATCAATCACAGACATGTCTACTGGTGGTCTAAGTGAAACAACTGTGAGTAAAACACGTTTTACAGAAACATCAGAAGATGGAACTGTCACTGTCTTCGACAAAAGCACTACGATGACAGATAAAATAGTTTCAATTGGATATCCTGATCTGATCGAACATAAGGATCAACTACTTGGTGAAATACACAAACTAAAAGGATTTGAGAGTGTCACAATAGATCAAGTTATAAATGGAACGACAGGAATACCACAGAAAACATTACTTCCTATTCTTATGAGAAGTGATGCACAGAAAGCGACAGATGAGAAAGAAAATAAAGCAATGGAAGAAGATAGAAAAGCAAGAGGTATCAAGCCAGGGCAAGGTTTTAGTATGAGCGCTGATGATGAGGTTGCAAAATCGTTGCAAGGCACTATGGGGTATCGAATTGGTCAAATAAATCCAGATATGTTAGTTTCATCTATGACTAATCTTAGAGAAGAAACTAACGTTGCATATAAAACTAATGTTAAACCTAAGACTGATTCCTCATTTTCTGATCTCTCTGCTAGTATAAATGCAAGTGTGAAAGGGTATAATGAGGGTGGTTTAGTTGGATCAAGTATTACACCAATCATAGAAAGTAAAAATGAAAGTGGTGAAATGGAACTAATACAAAATCTTTCTCAATCTGTAGATGGTAATAGTCAAAATATTAACGTCATTCAGGCACAAAACACAGCGATGAATCCACCAAATAATAATCCTCAAACCACCGTGCCAGCTGAACCTTCTAATACTACACTCACTGGTTTACAAGATACAGATGCTCCAATACCTTTTGCGACGCTTTTGAGACAAAATGCTCAAAGATATTTAAATCTTGGTAATAATGCGATGGTGATTTCATAATGGCTGAGACTAAATTTAAATTTAAAAAATGTGAATTACTTCCTAATGAGGGATCATCTTTAGATGAAAATTACAATATAATTGGTGGTGGCCCTATCGTAGATTATTATGAAAGTATCGATAGTCCAACCATATCGATGAATCTTACTTTTATTGATGTTGACCAAGTAATAAGTAGAAAAGGAATTTTTGGTGGAGAATATATTGATTTGACAGTTGAGGTTGATGGTTATGATGATTTTAAACTCACTCAAAAGAAACACAATTTGATGTTAAACTCTGTAAGAAATGTTATAACAGAAACAAATAAACAGATTGCGACATTAGAATTTGTTTCTGTTGAATCTATCATTAATGAAACTGCAAGAGTCAATAAGAAATTTGCAGGCAATGTTTCACAGACAGTGTTTGAGTTACTTGTTGGTTATAAAAAAGGAATCCAAACAAGTAAAAAGTTAGATAAAGATGATGCTACTAATTCTTATTCATTTGTAGGTAATCTTAAAAGACCTTTTGACACAGTTCAATGGTTGTGTCCAAAGGCACAATCATCTACAAAGAATTTTGGATTTTTATTCTACGAAAATTTTGATGGTTATCATTTTAAATCAATTGAAAAATTACTGGAACAAGAACCAAGTTTTACATATACACATACAGATAAACCATATGATCAGGAGACTGGTGCTTTTAAAATATTGCAAAATAAAATGGTTCAGACAAATGACATTGGAATGAACTTAAGAATGGGAATGTATGCGAATCGAACAATATATGTTGATATTGTAAATCAAACAAAAGAGATAGTTGATTTTAAAATTACTGATTTTAACTTAAAGAGACCACCCAAATTATTAAATGGTATTGAAGATTTTCCAACACGATTAATGCTTCGAGTCAATGACTTTGGAGTCGCACAGAAAGGGTCAAAAAAGAAGGATCAACAACCAGCAAATGAGCTTGCCGTCTATCAAAATAAATCTTATATTAGAAATAACCTACTATTTTCACAATCATTTAAAATATCAACTTCACTGAATCCCGATTTAAGAGTTGGACAAGTGATTGAAATTAAATTGCCCTTTAAAAAAGGAGATGGAGAATCCAAAACAGATTCTTATGGAAATGATAGAACAAATGATCCTAGTGGTAAATACTTAATATCAGGATTAAGACAGATCATAGGTGGACAAAAGAGTGAAAGTCAACTCACATTAATCCGTGATGTATTTTCTGCTTAAATAAAAGAAACAGGAGAATCAAATGAAATCAATCGAAGATCACATTGAACACGACAAAAAAATTGCTGACGACCCACAGGCAAATCCAGCAGCAAGAAGACATGCAAAGGAGGAGTTGCATGAACTCGAAGAGTATGTAGAACATCATAAAGATGAAATTGAAGCAGGCGATCATCACGATCCAAATGCACTTGAACTATTTTGTGATATGCATCCAGATGAACCTGAGTGTCTAATATATGACGATTAATTAGATGTCATCAACTAACTTTATAGGAAGAGATCCAATGCAATGGTGGATCGGTCAAGTTACCGATCCAGATAAAGGAGAGTGGAAAGATTGTTTAGAAAAACAACAAGCGGATGATGGAGAGGATATTAATGCTCTTAGATGTCGAGTTCGTATTGTTGGATATCATGGTAACGATGTTGATTTACCAGATAATGAACTTCCACTTGCACACGTTCTCTTACCACCAAACACTACAACCACTGGTGGATGTGGTGGTACAATGCAATATCAAGGTGGGGAAGTTGTAGTTGGATTTTTCTTTGATGGTGAAGACGGACAACAGCCAGTAATATTTGGAACATTATTCAAACAACCTTTTATCACAGATGGATTAAAAAGTGATGAATTTAACTCAAAAAAACAAGTAGATTTTATTCCATATACACCACCAAAAGTTAGACAAAGAGCTGGTAAACATAGATTTTATGAAAAATCACCTTGGCCTGGCGGATTTTCAGCTGGTGAGGCTATAAAAACAATTGCACAAAAACAGAAAGAGGCTGCTACAAATATTACCATTGATAACTTTACTGCTTGTGAAGATAATGAGATATCAAAAATAAGTAATACGATAAAAGATTTTACTCGGAAGATGCAAACTCTTCAACAATTGAATGATCAAAATTCATATGTTGATCCCATTTACGGTGGCGTTCTTGACATTCAACAAGAAATTCAACTAACAACTCAAAAACTTCAAAATTCAACAACAAAATTAATTCGTCGTGCCAGATCTTGGTTGATTCAAGATACTCTTGATAAGTTGAATTTAACTTTAAAAGATAAAACACCGAAGACATTGCAAGCACCTGTAGGACAAGCGACTAAATCTCTCACTGATGTTATCTTCTGTAATATTGAAAAAATACAAGCCGCCCTTGGAGATTATCTAGCAAAAAGTTTAGAAAATATGATAGGTCAAGTTTTAGATGTGCCTGTTTGTGGTGTTGAAAACTTTTTAGCTGATATGTTCGGACAGATTAATAATATCATAGATTCTGGATTAGGAGATATATTTGGACAGTTGAACAATATACAAGGTGGTGGCATTGGACTTCCCAGTGAAACTTTTTCAAAAGCTATTAAGTTTGCAAATATCATTACAAATGTTCTTGATTGCGATGCCTTGAATTGTCCAGAAAATACTTCATATTCTTCAAAAAATGGTGTTTCAAAAGCGGTAGAAGATAGTTTTGATAATATAATCGATAAAGTTGGATTTAACAAACTCACAGATATTGTTGACTCTCTTGATAAAGCAATTCCAGCAGCGCCATCTGCACCAAATTGTCAAACTAATGTTCTTAAATGTGGCCCACCAAGAGTTGATTTTATAGGTTCTAGTGGTCAAGGTGCAACTGGAAGTGCGATTGTAAATGCTCTCGGTAACATCATTGGTGTTGCGATTAATGGGCCAGGATTTGGATTTAAAGAACCACCTTTACTTTCATTTTTTGATAGTTGTGACAAGGGATATGGTGCTGGAGGTTATCCAGTGATGGGGCCTGTTTCACCTGTAAGTAATACTTCTAATACTTCTGCTGGTGGTGTAGGAGGTATTCCATTAACTATTCCCAACCCTGATTTAATACCGCCAGTGCTTACTGTAAATGCTGGTGGAACAGGTGGATCTCCTTTGTATGATAATGATGGAAATCCAATAAAAACTGTAAGTGGAGTTCCTGTGGTAACTGGAGGAACTGGAGGAATACCAGTTTTAAGTGAAAGCACTGGTGGTGATGTGGTTGACGCTGATTTGTCAAATGTATATGTAAATGATCCAAATGGAACTGAACTTGGTGTTGTTGGTGTTGTGATGACCAGTCCTGGCCAAGAGTATCTATCAAATTCAACTGAAACTGATCTTGATGGAAATGTAAAAGAACTAATTCCAGATCCAAATGCAAATTATGACGGTGAATCTTCTTATGTAACATCCCTATCGGATGTTATTGTCGAAAATACAGGTTTTGGATATGATATTAATGATACATCTTCAGTGGATGGTGGATCTGTTGCTTCTGCTGGTGACACTTTGCCAGGCGATGCAACCAGTGATTCTATACAAAATGTAGGTCAAGCACAAGTTGAATTAAATATTCAAGATGGTTTGATTGTTGGTGTAAATGTTGTGAACGGTGGATTTGGATTTACCAAACTTCCAGAAATTTCAATAAATAGTGACACTGGTGCTGGTGCTAAATTATTACCAGTTCTTAAATTTACAAGAGTCACTGATGCATCTCAACTTGCTCAGACAAGTAAACAAGCTGTTGTAACTGTAATTAGTTGTATCGAAAAATAAAATGTCAAAATCTTCAAACGACGGACAAAATTTAGAATGTGATAAACACCTGAGATACGTTGTTCAGAGTGGACAGAGTAGCATACATGGTGATACTTTGTATGAATTACAAACACAGGAGGCTCAGTCTTTTGCGTTTCACTCTGGAACAGGTCAAGGTGGCTCTGGCGGTGGGCCTGGAACTGGTAAGGCAGTTTTATATACACCAGGCATGTCAATGGAAGTTCTTGGTGAAGGTTTAAAAGTTAGAAATAATAATGATCTTAGTCAACTTCCAGCCAAAATCATAAAGTGCAAAAAAGGTGATATCACGATTGAAGCTGAAAACGGAGACATCACACTTAAAGCAAGAAATATTAATATTGATGCCTGTGGTGGTGATCAGGGTGGTCAACTTCTTGTAAAAGCAACTAGGGTTGCAGAGATCGATGTTACAGGAGATATTCGACTTCAAGGTGAAAAGATATTGATAAAAGCAGATAATACTACTAATATAATAAGTAAAGGTTTCTTAGAACTTAAATCTGGTTTCACCTTATCTGCTTCTTTTGCTGATGATTCCTTTGGAACCATGGCTCAAGTTCTAAAATCAGCGACAACAATTAGTCCACCATCAATAACATGAATATATCTAGACAACAACTTGATAAATTGGTTGTGGGAACGAATGATGTTTCCTACGTTCCACCTGACACTTCTCCAACTGGAACTGCGGTGTTGAATGGGCCTGTTTATGTTGGAACACCATCTGCATCGCCAGGTTATGAGGCAGTGTTTAATGTTGGCACTCCACCGCCACCACAAAGTCCACTTGATACTCAACCACCGTTAAGTGCTTCCTTGGGAATCAAACTTGACGGTAGTATGGAAATAAATGGTGATGGTAGAGTTCCAAATGCATTGAAAATTAGTGGTGGACAGACCAATAAATTATTTGTTGATGGTGATGCATTTTTCTCTGGTGCGGTTGATTGTGGTAATAAGGGAAAACTTGCATCTAGGTTTGCTGCTGCTGATGCATCTCCAAAACCATTTGATCTAGTTCATCCTACAAAGGGTGAAGGACATAGACTTCGTTATGCTTGTATTGAAGGCCCCGAAGTTGCAGTTTACTGTCGTGGTAGATTAAAAGAGTCAAATGTAATTCATTTACCTGATTATTGGAAAGATTTAGTTCATGAAGATAGCATCACTGTTCAACTGCAACCAATTGGATCAAACCAAAATCTTGTGATTCAAGAGTTTAATAATGAATTTATTGTCATCGCAGAGGATTCAACTAATACTGATTTGATTACT